CAGCATCCCGGCGTCATGACCGACGCCGCCTATAAGCGCTTTAAGCAGGAATGGGAGGACGCCTACAGCGGCTTAAAGCAGGCCCATAAGACCGCGATATTAGAAGAGGGCATGAGCTACCAAGAGATCGGGATCGCCCCCGACGATGCCCAATTCTTACAGACCCGTAAATTTCAGATCACCGAGATCGCCCGTTTCTTTAGGATCCCGCCCCATATGCTGGCCGACCTGGAGCGGGCGACCTTTAGCAATATCGAGCATCAAAGCATTGAATTTGTGCGCGATACGCTACGTCCCTGGCTGGTCCGGATCGAGCAGTCGATCACCCGCGACCTGATGACCGAAGCCGAGCGGGCGCGCTATTATCCTGAGTTTCTGATCGACAGCCTTTTAAGGGGCGATATATCCAGCCGCTACGACGCCTACAGCACCGGTCGCCAAAACGGCTGGCTATCGGCCAACGATGTGCGCCGCATGGAAAACATGAACCCGATCGCGGGCGGCGACATTTACATGATCCCCTTAAATATGATGCCCGCCGATCTGGTCATGAGCGGCGATGCCCGCCAGGCGGACCCGGCCCCGGAGCAACGGACCCGGCTGCCGGCCGAAACCCGCGCCGCGGACCAGCAAGCCGCGGCCGCGCGCCGGCGCCTGATCGCCAGCTACGGCCCCGTGCTGGTCGACGTGCTGACCCGCATCTTAAAACGCGAAGCCAATGACGTGACCAACGGCGCCCAAAAGCAGCTACAAAAAGGGCCGGGGCCGTTCTGGCGCTGGCTGGACGAATTTTACAGCGACTTTGAGGGCGTTATTTACGATTACCTGATCCCGATCATGTCCAGCTTTGCCGGACTAATGGCCGACGCCGCCGCGGGCGATATCGGCGCCGAGCCGCCGCAGATCGACGCCTTTGCCGGCGGCTACGTGGCCCGCTACGCCGCGCGCCATATCGGCAAGAGCCGCCGGCAGATCCAGGAGGCCATTGAGGCCGAAGAGGACGAGCGCGACCAGGCCCTAAAGGATTTAAAGGCGCGCTGGCGCAATGAACGCCCGGCCATCGTCGCCGCGGACGAAGCGAACCGGGCCGGCAACGCCGCCGCCCGCGCGGCCTGGCTGGCTTTGGGCGTTAAGTCGCTGCGCTGGGTCGCCAGCGGATCGGACACGTGCCCTTATTGCCGTGATTTGGACGGCAAAACGGTCGGCATTCAGACTTATTTTTTTGACGCCGGCCAGGAATTTAAGCCCAGCGGCGCCGATCAGCCGTTTAAGTCGACGATCAATATCGGTCATCCGCCGCTACACCGCGGCTGCAACTGCGGCATTGTAGCCGCCAGAGGTTAGCAATTATGGAATATATTAACGAGCTGCGCGTAAACAATGCCGCCGAACTAAGGGCCACGCCCGAAGAGGTCGACCGGCCCAGCACGATCAGCGGCTACGCCGCCGTATTTGGCCAGCTATCAGATGATTTGGGCGGCTTTAGGGAGCGGATCCGGCCCGGCGCCTTTGCCGAAACGATCGAGGCCGACGATATCCGCGCCTTATGGAACCATGACGCTAATTATGTCCTGGGCCGCACGGCCAACGGCACCCTGATTTTGACCGAGGACGATCGCGGGCTGCGCTTTACCGTGACCCCGCCTGATACCAGCTGGGCGCGTGACGCCCTGACCACCATCGCCCGCGGCGACGTCGATCAAATGTCATTTGGCTTTAGGACGCCAGACGGCGGCGATAGCTGGACGTCGGAAAGCGGCCAGGCCATCCGTGAGCTGGTCCGCGTCGAATTATTCGATGTCAGCCCGGTCACCTACCCGGCCTACCCGCAGACCAGCGCCGAAGCGCGCAGCAAAGCAAGTAGTTTATCCGCGCCGGATCCCGATCCGGCGATAAAAACCAACCAGGATCCCGCCGGCGAGGCCGCCGACCAGGATCCGCCGGCCCCAGGCGACGCGCAGGCGCGCGAAACCTTGCGGCGCTGGCGCCTACAATTAGCCGAACAAGAGGAATTTTAACCATGAACAGCACCGAGTTAAGACAACGGCGCGCCGCTTTGATCAAAGAAGCGCGCCAATTGTACGAGGAGCGGGCCGAAGAGGGGACCATGAGCGCCGAAGATCAGACGCAATGGGATCGTCTTATGGACCGCGCCGACCAGCTGCGCGCCGATGCCGAAAGGATCGAGCGTATGGAAGCGGTCGAGCAAGATTTAGAAGAGCGGGCCAATGACCCGATCCGCCCCGAACCGGCCGCGCCGCAAAATGAAGAGCGGGCCCAGGGCCGAGAAAGCGCCGAATACCGCGCCGCCTTTGACGCCGCGCTACGCTACGGCCCCAACAATGTCAACCGCAATGAATACCGCGCCCTGCAGGCCGACAGCGACATTGCCGGCGGCTACCTGATCCCGCCCCAGCAGTTTATCGACGAGCTGATCCAGGCCGTCGACGATGCCGTATACATTCGCCAATGGGCGACCGTCGAGCGCTTGACCGAGGCCGCCAGCCTGGGCAAGCCGGCGCTTGACGCCGATCCCGCCGACGCCGAATGGACCACGGAGCTGGACACCGGCACCGAGGACAGCACCATGACCTTTGGCAAGCGGGAATTATCGCCCCATAACCTGGTCAAGCTGATCAAGGTCAGCCGCAAGCTGGTCCGCAAAAAGCCCAGCGTGGCCGCTTTGGTCCGCGATCGCCTGGCTTATAAGTTTGGCGTGACCTGGGAAAAGGCCGCCCTGACCGGATCCGGCGCCGGGCAGCCCCTGGGCGTCTTTACCGCTTCGGCGGACGGCATCAGCACCGGCCGCGACGTGAGCACCGGCAACACCACCACCGCCGTGACCTTTGACAATCTGATGGAAGCCAAGTACACGCTAAAGGGCCAGTATTGGCCACGCGCGCGCTGGCTGGGCCATCGCGACTTTTGGAAAATGGTAGCCAAGCTAAAAGACGGCGAAGGCCAGTACCTATGGCGCGAAAGCGTCCGCGCCGGAGAGCCGGACCGCTGCCTGGGCATCCCCGCTTTTGCCAGTGAATACGCCCCCAACACTTTCACGACCGGCCTTTATGTCGGCATCCTGGGCGACTTTAGTTTTTACTGGATCGCTGAAAGTATGATGTTCGATATCCAGGTTTTGGAGGAATTGTACGCCGCTTCCAACCAGTATGGCTATATCGGCCGCTGGGATGGCGACGGTATGCCGGTCCTAGAAGAAGCATTCGTAAGGGTCACGTTGGCTTAAGGCCCGCGCTAACTTTTGAAGAGGTAAGAAACCATGAACCTATTAAAAAATACAAAATTCTACCGCATCGGCGACGCCGTGGCCGCGGCCAATAACACCGACGATGACAGCGACATTGTCGACACCAGCGGCTTTAACGGCTGCCTTTTTGTATGCGAGATCACCGACAGCGTTGATACCGGCGTGGCGACCATGACCGTGGAACAGAACACGGCCAACAGCGCCGTGGGCATGGCCGCCCTGGCCGCGGCCGGCGTGGCCACGGCGACCAGCGCCGCCAATGACGATCTAAACGAGAAATACCTGATCGTCGATGTCTACCGCCCGCGTGAGCGTTATCTACGGGTCAACCGGACCAGCGCCACGGCTAACATAGCCTTCGGCACCGTGATGGCCATCCTTTACGAAAATAAGAAGGGCCCGATCACCCAGGCCACGGCCGAGGTCGCCGATAGCGACACCGCCATCAGCACGGCCGAAGCATAGCCGCCGCTTTAACCTAGGAGGTTAATTATGCCCAATGTAAGCAACTATAAAGAGCAGGGCGGCGCCAGGCACGTGATCGGCGGGTCGCTGGACGTGATCAGCGGCGGCGATCTTGATATCGAAAGCGGCGGATCGCTTAAGCTGGCCGGCACGGCCATCAGCGCGACCGCGGCCGAGATCAACGCTGCGGCTGATATGTCCGGCAAGCTGGTCGCCCAGGCGGCCGGCGACTTTGCCCTAACCGCGGCCACGCACGGCAACCGGACCACACTGGTTAACGATGCCGACGTGACGATCACCCTGCCGGCCGCAACCGGATCCGGCTATTATTACAAGATCCTGATCGTGACCACGGCCTGGACCGGCGGTACGATCCAAGCGGCCAGCGCGGCCGATAGTTTCCTGGGCGGCATTAACGGCGTGGACGATGACGCCGACGCCGCTTACGCCTGGAAAGCAGAAGCGAATGACGATACCGTATCCGGCAACGGCACCGCGACCGGCGGCAAGGTCGGCGATTGGTATCTATTCGAGGACGTGGCCACGGGGCTATTTTTGGTCAGCGGCTTTATCACCCAAAGCGGCGGATCGGAAGCGACGCCCTTTAGCGCCGCCGTGGCATAGGATCGGATTATGGCCAGAGTAAGGATCTTAAAGACGATGGCCGGCCCCGGCGTCAATTACGCCGCCGGCGATGTCGCCGACTTCCCCGACGATGTGGCTGCCGAATTAGTGCAGGCGGGCGCCGCGGTCCTGATCCCAGGGCCCAAGCCGCCCCCGCCAGAGGCCGCAGCAATGGAAACCGAGGAAAAGGCGACCAAGCCGGCGCCAAAACGGCGCCGCCGGTCGACCAAGAGGACAAAAAAGACATGATAACTGGACCCAGCGGGCCGACTTTGGCACAGCTGGGCGTCGAAGAGCCGGCCAAAAAACCGGCTGCAAAACCGGCGCCCGGCCCCACAGCGGCCGCAACTGAGGAAAAAAAGCCGGAAACGGCTAAGGAAAGCGCTAAGAAGGGCAAATAATGGCCAACCTGGTAAGCGCCGCGGACTTTAAAGCGATCACCCCGGTCAGCCTGAGCGATACGGAGTTGGACGGCGTGATCGAGCGCGTCGAGACTGAGATCACGAAAGCGATCGGCCAACCGTACAGCGACGGCCTGGAGATCACCGAAACCCTGGCCGGCGGGCAAAAAGATCTATTTTTGCTGCGCCCCCTGGGCACGATCAGCAGCGTCACCGAATACGACAGCTGGATCACCGCCGACGCCAACAGCGAGAGCTTAAGCGAAGGCGCCGGCTATGTCTTATGGGCCGACCGCGGCCAGCTGACCCGGATCAATGACCGCGATAGCTGGGATAAAAAGATCGTTATTGTCTACACGCCGCGCGACGATCGGCATCTGCGAAAGCAAGTGATCGTCGATCTGGTCCGCGTCGACCTGGCGCGCAGCGCCTACCAGTCCGAGAGCGTCGGCGGCGCTTACAGCTACCGATCGCCCGACGATTGGGAAGCGACCCGCCGGGCGATTATGCGGCGCTTACAGTTTGCCATGATCTAGCTATGTTCCATTTGATCCACAGCTGCACCATCCAGCGCTACACGACCACGACCGACGCTTATGGCAACGTCAAGCGCACGGCCGCCGACCTGGCGCGCCGCGTGCCCTGCCGGCTGATCGAGCGCGTCGAAAAGACGGCCGACGGCGTGACCGGCCAGATCCTGACCAGCACCAGCTACCGGCTTTTACTGGACCCGGATCAGGACGCGATCGCCGGCGACCGGATCACCGACGTGGTCGACCGCAGCGGCGCCGCCATAAGCGGCAATTACGAAGTCATGGCCGCCATTCCCCACGAAGGGCAAATGACGCGCCTGATCA